TCGCGCTGATCTGCGCGTGGCTGCCGCAGGGCCGGGACTGGCCGGGGTTCGTCGCGGTGTGGCTCATCGCTTCCGGGTGGGCGGGCGCCTACCTCGTCTCCTGGTGGCCCTTGCAGGAGACCCCCAAGGGCTGGGTTCTGTCCTTGATCTTTGGTGCGTTCGGTGCGGTCAACCTCGTGGCGATCGGCTGGGACGAACCACCTGTTCCTGCTCGATCGGAGCCACCGCGTGAGACCTGAAATGCTGACCGCCGCATCCGCCCTGGCTGTTGCCGGCGTGACGGCCGTGGGTGGAGTCGTGACGACCGTCGTCGGCCGTCGGCAGCCGCGCGGGCAGCAGCGCCGCGACGATTTCAAAGAGATCGTGGGGGAGCTGCGGAAGAACCAGGCCGAGCTCAAAGCGGAGCTGACCGTACAGAAGGAGCAGTCCGCGCGGGACCGGGAACGCATCACCGCGCAGGACTACACGATGCGGTACATGGTCGGCTGGGTGCGCTCCCTCGTCGGCTACATCCGACAGTCCCACCTGGAACCGCCGCCCCCACCCCAGCCAGTCCCTGACGAGGTGCAGCAGTGGCTGCACGACGTCGGACTCTGACCATCGAACTGGAGTGCACATGACCCCGGTCCCTGCGCAGCCGCGCCGTGACGACACCGCCGCGGACGCCGCGACGCTCGAGGAGCTCGGCATCATCCCCGAGCAGCCGACGCCTTCCCCGGAGCCCCCGCCGCCGCCCGTCTACGACGACCTCGCCGCGACCTGAACCGTTCGTCCCCTTCGGCCCCCGCCACTTCTGGCGGGGGCCGCTCTCGTTCCCGGAGCCTTCCATGCACGCTGCCCGCGCCCGCCTCCCCCTCCTCGCCGCACTCCTCGCCGCGGCCCTGCTGCTCCTGTCCGCCGGCCCGGTGCGGGCTGCGATGCCGGCTCGGGCTGCGGCGCCGGTGTACTCGGGGACAGGCTGGCGCATCTGGACGGACGCACAGATCCACTCCTTGGACACGCAGGATCCGTACCGGTTCACGTTCGCCGACACCGCCTCCCGCACCCGCCTCACCCCCTATGTGACGGCGGTCGCCGCACAGTTGCACGAGGTGACGGGCCTGACGTTCACCGTCACCACCACCATCGAAGCCCCGCCCGCAGCCGGCTCCTGCCCGGCCGAGCATCACCTGATCCTCGGGGTGGCCTACCGGCCTGTCGGCATCAAGGGCATGTCGCGGACCTCCCCCTGCTACACCAACCGGCCCGGCCAGCCCGACGACCATGCGGCGTGGGGCGGCTGGACGTGGATCGACTCCGAATACTGGACGACGAGCTGGTTCACCACCAACGCGACGATCAACACGGCCCGGATCAAGAACGCGATCACCCACGAGATCGGGCACCTCGTCGGCCTCGACCACCCCAACACCGACGTCGACCACGACGGACTGGTGGAGGACTACGAATGCGTGAAAACCACCAAGGGCTACCTGCCAGTGATGTGCGCGCCAGGATTGGGCGGATACACCACAGCGGGCGGAGGCGGCCTGTTCACGTCCCGCGACACCCCGGGCCTGACCCAGCTCGTCAACAACTACGGGATGGGCTGACGCCGGTGGACGACGACGGCGCTCCGTTCTGGCTCAGCCCGTGGCCGTTCCTCGAACCCCGCTACCCGACACCCCTGCCACCGGACGACGACGAAGAAGACTGACGCCGCCCCCGCCCTCCTGCCCTTCGGGGCGGGGGAGCGGGGGCGCTTCGTCATGTTGCCCAACCGGCCACGAGGAGCGGCGCCCCGAGGGCCACGGTGGCGATCCATGCGGCCTCCGTGTGACCGGCGGCGTGGAGGCCCAGGGTGATGGCGAGGTACATGCCGATAAAGAGGGCGAGCCCTCCACCCGGAGAGCGGCGAAGCGACTGCCAGGCACGGACGTTCGCGCGGTGGTAGGCGTGCGCCGCGCGGGCGATTGCGTTCACGGACAACTCCTCACGTCGGCATGGGATGCAGCTTCAGTGTGGCATCGGCCGCCGCGAGGACGGCGGTTCGCGGCGGTCCGCTCTCGATAACATGCCATATCGCGGGCGCTATTTGAGCTATTTGTCCGACTCTCGCTCTGCCGCTTTCATGAGCAACCGGATCTGCTCGCGCGTCCATCCGGTGATGCGGGCGACCTCAGCCTGATCGCCGCGCTTGGGGTCTTGGCGCATGGCGGCGACCGCTTCGGTGCGGAGGTCCGCTCGTGCCGCATCGAGCGCCGCTTCGGCCTCCCGGTAGCGCTGAGCTGCGAGTTCGAGTTTCGCGGTGTCCATGGCGCACATCATGCCATCGACTTTGCCAAGTCGCTAGGCAAAGCTGCTTGACAATGCCAAGTCGCTAGGCCAAACTAATAGGCATAAGGAAGCGGCGAGCAGGGGAGACAGAAATGAACGTGGCGCAGATCGACCAGGCAGTCAGCACCCGGGCCCGGATCCGCATCAGCGAGCGCAACGGTTGGGCCGCCGGCGTCGAAGGCATCGCCATGGGCTACTCCTCCTCTTACGACAGCATCAAGGTCGGCTTCCTGGACGCCGACGGCAACTACACCGGCGAGTACACGACCGTGCCCCGCACGATGCTCGAACTAGCCGAAGAAGCCACCACCGAGAACGCCGAGACGCACGAGGATGCGACCGCCGCGGTGCAGGCGCTGGCCGCGAACCTCACCAACGAGGCCCTGTGCCTGGCCTGGATGGGCACCGAGGGAAAGCCCGTCACCAAGGAACTCGCCATGGTGCGCGGCTGGATCATGGACGAACTCAACCGGCGCCTCAGTGACGACCTGTTCGACGAGTGGCTGGCCGGCGACGACGACGGCAACAACGTCAACCCGCTCGCCTACCTCGCACTGCCGAGCAGGTGACCACTCGACACAACGCGGTGCCGCGGCTGAGGAAAGCAGTCGGGCACCGCCCGTACCGTATCCGAATCGAGTCGCCGAGCTGGAAGCCGCTGCGCCCACCTCCGCACCGAGGAGAAACCGTGAAGCCCACTGAGACACTCCCCGAGAGCATGGCCCGCGACATCGTCATCTACCCCGTCGGCCTCCTCCACGACTGGCAGCAGTTCATCCACGCCATCGACCGCGCCCGGGCCCGCCGCTCCCTACGCGCCTCCCTGCACCGCGAGTGGAAACGGATCAAGGCGCGGAATTGGCGGGATGCGAAGAACTACTTCAACGGCTACCTCGCCGAGCACGCCCACCTCGGCACTCGCTGCGGCACCGGATGGACACGCGGACGCGCGTACCGCGACCTCGCCCGCCACCTGAACAGCGACCCGCGCCAACTCACTTGACCTCGCTTGCTGTGCCTTCCTGTTCCTGTCCTCGCTGTCATCCCCGATTGGAAGACTGGCCGCCATGGCTCACCTGAACCCGGACGCAGCTGACAACGTCCACTACTCCACCGACCCCCGCATCCGCCACCTTGCCGAAGCAGCGTGGAGGATGCGGACCGGAGGCAGCCGCATGGACTGGCTCTGCCTCGGCAAAGACAACCCCGAAGCCCTGATCCGCGAGGCGCGCGAGTGGATTCGTGCCGCCGTCGCAAGCGGGATCATCCCGGCCCCTAGCAGCGATCCGGCATGGAAGTCTGCTGCGCACGCTGCCGCCAACGCAGACGACACCCAGCACGACGAGGCTGAGGCTGCCGCAACTTTCGCCCGCGAGTGCACTGACCATGCGGCAGTCATCCTCTGGTGCGCTGACCGGGTCCGGTGGGTCGACAACAACCAGGCCGTGCGGGACGCCGCCGACTACCTGCACGATCTCTCCACCCGTGCGCAAGTCGACGCAACGCCTGTCACCGACCGTATCGCCGTCATCCGCTGGTGCGCGCAGCAGGTCCACTCCATGGGCGGTGACTACAGCGTGGAGAAGGCCGCCGAGTATCTGGAAGACCTCGCGACCGAGGCGGAGGGGACGGCGTGAACGATGCCCTCGTCCCTCGCCAGCCGGACGCCACCCCCGCCGCCTACGACGCTGCGACGCTCGCCGTCCTGCACGCCATGGAAGAGGCAGCCGAGAAGCACCTCGACGCCATCCGCCCCCACAACACCAAACGCAGCTACGCCAACGACTGGGCACTCTGGGAAGAGTTCCACGACTGGCTGGGGGAGCGCACCGGGCACCGGATCGCGTCGAACAACGTCACCAAGGGCACGCTTGTCGGGTTCGTCGTCTGGCTCGACACCATCAAGCTCGCCGCACCCAACAGCATCGACCGGCGCATCACCGGCGTCACCGTTACCGCTCGGAACGAACACGGCATCGAGGTGCCGAAGGCCGCCACCGTCGCCGCCCGGCAAGCCCTCAAGCCGCTCAAGCACGACCCCGAACGCATGGCGCGAGGCCGAGGAAAGGCAGCCGCAGCCACACCCGAGCAGCTCCGGCAGATGGCCGCCGCCGTCCCCGCAGGACTCGCCGGACTCCGCGACCGCGCGCTCTGGCTCATGGCCTTCGCCGTTGCCGGACGCTCCGCCGAAGTCTCCGCCCTCCGCGCCGAAGCCATCGTCCACGTCAGCCAGGGCCTCGAAGTCCACGTCCCCGCCGTCAAGGGCCGCCCGCCCCGAGACGTCGTCGTCGGCTACGGCCGCAACCCCGACACCTGCCCCGTCCGCGCCTGGCTCACCTGGAAAGCCGCAGCCGGAATCGAGACCGGACCCGCCTTCGTCGCCATCGACACCTGGGGCAACCTCGGCGCCGGTCACCTCTCCCCGGAAGCCGTCCGCGAGATCATCGCCCGCAACGCCGAACGCGCCGGCCTGTCCGTCCGGCTGACTGGGCACTCGATGCGCGCCGGGCTCATCACCACCAGCCGCAAGGCAGGGAAGCGCGAAGAGAAGATCCGCGCCCAGTCCGGCCACGCCGAGAACAGCCCCGCCTTCTGGGGCTACATCCGTGAGGCCGACAAGTGGACCGACGCCGCGAGCGAGGACATCGGGCTATGACAACACCGAGCGACCAGGCAGCCATTGAGGCGCTCAAGCAGCAGGACTACACATGCAGCGTCTGCCGCGAGACCAAGGCAGGAACCGAGTTCCGCTGGAGCCTCTACAAGCGCGACACCTACTGCAGGGTCTGCCGCCGCGCCAGAGACAGGGAGCGCTACAAGAACAGCGACGGAGCCGGAAAGGACCGGGTCTTCGACCAAAGCCTGCGCCGCCTGTACGGCATCACTCTGTCCCACTACAACGAGATGCTGACAGAGCAGCAACACCTCTGCGCGCTCTGCGGAGAGAAGCCGGACACAGACCGACGTATGCACGTCGACCACGACCACGCCACGGGCAAGATACGCGCCCTCCTGTGTCACCACTGCAACCTGCTACTGGGGAACGCCAAGGACTCCGTTGATCGCCTGAGGCAGGCGATCGCCTACCTGGAGCTGCACGCCCAGGAGGGAGAGGCTGGAGAGATCGGGAGCGCAGCGTAGGGCCTCCCCGTGCCAGACTGGCTATGGCGTCTGCCGTGTCTCCCCCGTCTCGGCATCCGCTAGGAGACCGCCGCATTCCGCGGCGGTCTCCTTGTGTGATTTGCGTGGCAGCCGGGTGACGGATCAGGCATCCGGCCCCGGCCCTGGGGTGGGGCCCGCTATCAACGGGGCATGATCTCCCACTTGTTGCGCGGCCTCGCTGCCGCCGCTCTCCTCGCCCTTCCTGCTGGCGCGCCGGCCGCCGCCGCGCCGGCTGTGGAGTCGCTGCCGTTGGCGGATGCTGTGGCCGCCCTGCCCGCCGCTGCGGAGTCGCGTGACGGCTACTCCCGCGACGCGTTCAAGCATTGGGTGGACGCGGACCGGGACGGCTGTAACACCCGCGCCGAAGTCCTGATCGCCGAATCGCGGGTGGAGCCGACGGTGGAGTCTGGGTGCAAGGTGACGGCGGGGGAGTGGCTGTCCTACTACGACCAGGTGACGGTGACCGCACCGTCCGGCCTGGACATCGACCACATGGTGCCCCTCGCCGAAGCCTGGGACTCCGGGGCGTCCGGGTGGACCGCGGCCCGGCGGCAGGCTTACGCCAACGACCTGGACGCCGAACGCTCGCTGGTCGCGGTCACGGCCCGCACCAATCGCTCGAAGGGCGACCAGGACCCCGCCGACTGGCTACCCCCAGCCGCCAGCGCCCGCTGCACGTACACCGTGGACTGGGTGGCGACGAAACTCCGCTGGGGACTCACCGTCGACAACCGCGAGCAGGCCGCGCTGGAAGGGCTCGCCGACGGGTGCGCGGGACAGACCGTCGAATACGAGGTCGCACCCTGACGAGTCGTGGCATCCTGATAGCGGCGCCTGCCGTGCACCCCCGTCTCGGTAGGCGCCGGGGGACCGCAGGTTGCTAAGTCGGAGCTGATCACCCGACCCAGGTCGTTCGAGTCGGCTGGTCCCACGGTCCCGAACGGGGCTGCCGCTCTCCCGCACCAGGTGCATCCGGCAGCAACCGCGGGATGCGGTATCCGAGAGGACCGTGGCGGCGCCCAGTCCTAGGGGACTGGGCGCCGATCAGCTGCTGACGCGCCGCACGCGGTGCTCAGTGGTCGTGGCGGTTCGCCGCGCGACGGCCGGCACCGAGCGCCCCGCCTGCCCCCAGCAGCGGGGCGCTCGAGCGTTCTGTCCCTACTTGTAGAAGACGGCGACGCCGCCGTGGTGGGAGCAGGCGCCTTGGTGGTGGGCGGCGTAGGAGTAGGTGCCGTCGTTGCATTTCGCGGTGGCCCCACCCCCGGCCACACTCCCGCCGGACGTCGACCCGCCACCCGTCGAGCTGGACCCGCCCGAGCTGGACGAGCCGCCCGGGGAGCCGCCTGTCGTACCGCCGCCGCCCGAGCCCGCCGCGGCGTGGGCGGTCACGGTGACGGTGGCTTTGACCGTGACCTTCTTCGTCTTGGTGACGGTCGGCGCCGGCTCGGGCTTCGCGGTCTTCGTCGTGGTCGCGGTGACGGTGGGGGCGGGGCGGGCGGATTTGGCGACCGGCTGCGAGCTGTCGTCGCTGTTGCCGCTGGCTCCGAGACCGATGCCGACGAACACGGCGAGCCCGATGAGGGGGAGTACGACCCGTTTGCGGGCCCACTTCGGGGCGGGCGGCTGGGGTACGGGGCCGCCGGACGGGCGGGGTGGCTGGTATGGCGGCTGGGGCTGGTAGTAGCTCAAGGTCCCCCCTGGGATTGGTGGTGGGGGCTGAACGTACATGCCCCGGTCCACCTGCGACGCCACGCCAGTCGCCGCAGTGACGGACCTGTTACCTACTGTGGTCTATCCGCTGATGTAGCCGAGTTCGGTATCGGGCTGCGGAGGCGCGGCAGTTCAGGCGAAAAGTCGCCAGCGTGTTCGATTTTATGATGGGAGGGTGAGCACTGACCTGCCCGGCCGCTACCGGGTGACCCTCACCGCCGCCGGCCGCGCCCTTGCCGACGGCTGGTGGGGGGATGAGGTGGTGGCCCGCCGAAAGTTCACCCGCTGGGTGGGCGAATACGGGGGCCGGCCCGGCGTCCACGTCACCCTCACCGACGAGGAGACCGGCCGACTGTTGACGGAGTGGCCGGACGGCGGGTGAGGGTCTGCGATCCTGGCCGGGAGACAGAGGAGACGCCATGGCCTACCGCCCGTACCCGAACGCCGACCGCGCCCTACGGCAGCTCGTGCGGGGTTGCGGTGTCGAGCCGCCCACCGGGCCGGACCTCGCTGCGGCGGTGAGGGGCGTGCAGCCGTCGGGGCGGGAGTTCGGGCGTGCCCTGTCGCAGGCCTTCGCTGCACCCGGCTACTACGTCCTGTCGACGCGCCCCGGCGTTGTCGGTGGCCGGGCGTAGGCTGGCCGATATCAACTCCCGACTCTCCATCTAGCAAGTCGGGTTTGCTGTTGCTGAAGCCCTGCCGAGCGTGGAACCCCGGCAGGGCCGCAACGAGGGGGAGGGTGCCGTGATCCGCCGCCTGCTGCGTCGTGTGCTCCCCGGCCACGGCGAAGGTGGCGCACTGTCCGCGTTCGCGCCGCCTCTGGGTGGGCGATGGGTGCAGTTGAGTCCCGGCCGCCGGATCGACGACCCGGACGAGGCGGAAGCCCTCGGCTTGACCGCCACCGCCCGCCGGCTGCGGAACTCCGCCTCCGCCTAGCTTCCTGCCGTCTCCCCGTGCCGGACGGCCCGCTTGAGTCCCATCTCGACTTCGTACCGGTCGAGCCCGTGTTCGGCGGCGTAGGCGGTGACAGCGTCTTGTACGGCGGCGGCTTGGTCGGTGGTGAGCTGTCCGGTGCGGATGGCCTGCCATGCGGTTCGTTCGAGGTCGAGCAGGCTGGTGGGGAAGTCGTTGGCGCTCACGGGCGGAGTCTACGACGGGGGCGTATCTTCTCTAGTTATGCCTTGACTGCAAGTCTTGACTTGCTATCTTGAATGCATGCCAAGCAATGACAAGCCCCGCCTCATCCCGACTGGCAACTGCTGGTGTGGCTGCGGTCGGGAAGTCGGCCTCGGGAAGTTCTTCGCCCAGGGTCACGACAAGGTTGCCGAGTCCGCGCTCATCGCCCTCAAGTACGAGGGCGGCGTTCCCCACTTCCTCCACGCCCACGGCTACGGCCCCCATCACTCCGTCACCGGAGACGCCGTCACCAGCGACGACACCGACTGGGTGGAGTGCGACGAGTGCACCACCCAGCCCGGCTACCGAGGAGCACGGGCCAGCGTCGCCAAGCACAAGCGGATCTACCACAAGAAGGAGAGCGAATGATCAGCAAGTCGGGCCGCTACTGGTCCACCGGAATCACCGTCACCTGGTCGCCGCTCGCCGAGCGGATCAACGATGAGCCCTACGGCGGTTGGCACGCCAAGCTGGAGTACAGCGACGACGGGTTCGCCGACAACGACCCCGACACCGGACGCGTGTCGACCGAGGGCACCCTCCATACCCGCTACCCGGTCCGCAACGCGAAGATCCGAAGCGGCCTGTCCGTCGCTGTCGACGTCCTCCTCGCCGACGCGAAGCGGATCGGTGTCGAGTTCATCGGCACGAGCGCCTACCCGGAACCGTGGCTCTACTACCGGGGTGACGGCGAGGATGCCGAGCATCCGCCGCCGGACGGCTGGCGCGAGACCCTGGCCACCGAAGCCGCCCGCATCGGCTTCCGCTCCTACGCCACCACCGAGAAGTGAGGACACCGACTGTGGCCATCTCCGCCGAAGACCAGATCATCCACCACCTCAAGGACAAGGTCGGACTTGCCCGAGCCGACGCGCTCGTGGCCGAGCTGAAGGAGTCGACGGGCCGCGAGGAGACTCTGCGCCTGGCCGCCGACTACCTGCGTAAGAAGTACGGCGTGACCAATCGGGCCGCCAGCGACCTGCTGCGGCTCGCCGAACTGGAAAGCCAGGGCCGCAGCGCCCTCGCCAACCCGACCACCGAGAAGTGAGGACACCGACCATGAGCACCCGCCAGGAAGCCATCACGGAGGCCATCAGCCGGCTCGCTGCCGGGGCCCGTATCCCCGACGGAGTGACCGCGCCGAACCCGCTGGCTCTTGCCGAGCAGCTCCAGGAAGCGGGCGAAGCCGGTGGGTCCCGCGCCTACGCCGCGTACAAGACCGCGCAGCGCATCAACACCGAGAAGTGAGGACGCTGCGATGAACTTCCTGATGCACCAGACCGTCGCCAACGGGAACCGCCTGCCGGATGGCCCGCACTTCGTGCACTGCTACATCTACGAGGGCCAGCACTGCTCCTGCGGCGGCAACTACCAGGGCGACGAGCCGGGCCCCACGCTGTGCGAGTGCGGTGCCACCACGGATCTGCTGCACGACTGCGACGCCGCCGACCGCACCACCGAGAAGTGAGGAGGATGGCCGTGGCAGAGCCCCGCTACCCGTTGACCGTCGCCCTCCCCGGCGGACGCGTCAAGCACTCCGCCCGCCTGATCGGAGACGGACCCGCCGTGACCACCCTGTGCCGGAAGCGCGGCACACCCGCCGGGAACGGCGACGGCCTCTCCTACTGCCGGGCCTGCGCCAACCGCCCCAACCCCATCGCGCAGCAGGGCCGGCTAGCCGACCTCATCGCCGAGAAGTGAGGCCCTGCCCCGCACACGGGAGCGCCCCCGTCTGAGGAAAGCAGGCGGGGGCGCTCCCGTGTCAGCCTACGCCGCGGTGGTCATCTCCCCGCGCACAGCCTCCACCCACTCATCCCGCAGCTGCTCGTAGCGTTCCCGCGTCGGCCCCCACAACCAACCCCCCGTCTCCCGCATAAGGGCACGGATGTCCGCCTGCACCACCGCGGCAGACCGCACAGCGCCATCCGGCGCGGAAGGGGAGGACATGACGATCAGCGTAACCGCGCCATCTGACAAGCGACTACGACTCCCGCGGCTGGGGCAGCGCGGTCACGAACGTCCCGATCCCCGGCTGCATCTCCGCCAAGCCGGCCGCCCGTAGCTCCTTCAGCACACGCTTCGCCGTCACCTGGCTGATACCGAACTCGTCGCACACCGCCATCGCCGACGGAAGCCTGCTCTCAGGCGGGTAGGTGCCATCCAGGATGCGTTCCGACATCACGGCATACACCTGCCGCCACCTCGGAATCTCCGGCTCCCACCTCATGATCCCGACGCTAGGGCGACACACCCGACCACGCGAGATCAGACGACGTATACGGCTTATACCACCTATCCGGCAGCGGTACCCTGCAATTGCAGGCGCCCCCGCGGCCGTGCGACCGACCCGGGGGCTTGGCCGACGAACGGAGCGTCGACGTGGACGACAGTAAAGACCGGCAGCCCGCCAGGGAACACAGCCGGCACCTCATCGCAGTGGGGACCGGTCGACTCACCCCCTCGCAGGAAGCGTGGAGCGCCTACGTCACCCACCGCCTCCATGACTGCGACACCTGCCGGCCAGCCGACGGGACGCCCTGTGACACCGCCCGAGACCTCCACCGGCAATGGGTCAAGGTTGCCGAGGCGGCGGCGGCCGAAGTGCGGCGCTCCTAAGTCCAGGCCAACACCCTCACCGAGGGTGACGCATATGGGCAGGGTGCGAACGCAGAGTCAAGAAAGTGTGCCTGACACGCTTCCGTCAGGAACCAAAGTGGGATTTACTCGTGTCTTGACCGCAAGTCAGGGGCGGTGAACCTGCTGCGGCGCCAGCCTGACCAACCATCGATCCATCGGCAACAACAGATCAGCAGTCTCCAGGGGGCGACCGTCATGGTCGAAACGAGTGCGGACCACGCGGAACGCAGGAGTATCCACCAACAGACCCAACGCGTGAGCCTGCCCCTCCGACAAGTCCACACACCCCAACTCCGCAGCGAACGACACATGCGGACCGCGCCGGCCACGCCACCACGACGACACCAGCATCGCCGACCGGCCGCCCGGATCCAGACACTCCACCGTTTCATGCCGCAGCACCGCACCCGCGGCGACGCCAAGGCGCGCAGCCAACTCCTCCGAGGCGGCGCACGAGCGGGAATCGGTGACCTCGCAGGCAAACGGCCAAGGGGCATCAGCATCCGTCAATGTGCGCACAGCAGGAGGATGCGCCACATAGACTGCTTTCCGCTCCTCCCCCTCCAGAACACCGGCCCGACGTAGCAGCACATACGCCAGTCGAACCGTTTGAGGGTGTACACCGAGTTCAGCAGCGAGCTCGACACGCGACGGCAGGGCATCCCCCGGAAGCCACTCCCCGGCAGCGATGCGGCGCCGAAGGTCACCGGCGATACGCCGATAACGCGCTTCAGGCATCGAGACCCCTGCCAACGATCATGACGTGAGGTTCGAAGCTAGAGGCTGCCCCCCGGGCTGGATATATCCAATAGCGGGCGAACCCCGCCACAGCAGAACAAAGGTTTCGGCATCCGCAGCATTCAGGTGGCTGCGGCTGCCGGGAAAGCCCGCCGCACGCTCGCCGCACCCCATCAGGTGACTGTGCAGCGGGAGCGGATACCCGTCAGCTTGGCGTCGTATCCACTCGAGCGAGTGAACTAACTCCGTGATCCATGTGCGGTGCACTCGTTCTGTACAGAAGCCGGACCCGGTTCCCGATCATCGCCTCCGAGGGCGTCCCGAGGGAACCGGGTCCGGCGTCTTGTGAGCCCCGCATGCCGTCCAAGTCTCCCACTGGGAAACAACTGGGAAACGATCATGCGCACACGTGCCCACACATGGAGACAGATGACTACGCGGCAAGGGTATAAGCCCTGTTCAGCCCACTGCCGGTCGACAGGAGTCCTGATCGCCGACCCGCCCAAACCAACGGGTGGTCGTTGCTCGGGAACCACCAGGAAAGGCCCCCGGGAGGGACTGAAAGGGACTCTGACCAGCACCGCAACTGACCCACACCACCCGACTGGGAAACGAGTGGGAAAGACCGGCCGCCCTACCCCGGAAGCCCGCCCCCCTGGAACGCCTCCCAGCGGGCCTGCAACGACTTCATGATGGCACGCTCCATCGCCACCGTCACCGAGCTGTACGTCCCCTCCACGCCAGGCACCTCGTGACCCATCCGCGACTCCACCGCGAACCTCGCATGACCGTCCTCGTCCAGCCACGCCTTGTGCCCGTGCCGGATCAGATACATGCGCTTGCCCGCCCATTCCGGCACAGCCTCGATGGCCGGCCGGACTCGGACGTTAGCGCCATAGCCTCTCGTCCTCGCCTTGGCTCCCCGCGTGATGGGGAACCAGTAGCTCTTGGAGAACGGGGCGGCCTTCAGGTTCCCGCCCCCGACGGCCGGGAACACCCACTGGTTGTCGTGGGAGTCGAGGAGCTTCTCGAGCATGTCGGCGAGGAACGGCGGGACGACCAGCGTCCTGTAGGAGTAGTACTTCGGCGGCACCTCCGCCACCGCGTTGCCCTCTTCCTGCTGCACCTGCTGCTGCACCCGGATGGCCGGCATCAGCCCTTCGCCCTTGCCGTAGCGCAGCAGATCCTCCTCGTAACGCTCCTCCTCGTCCGGGTCCGGCCTGGGGTCGCTGGCGGGCCAGTTCGGGTAGCAGTACTCGCGGCGCAGACCGAAGAGCTCCCCGGGCCGCATCCCGGTCATAGCCATCGTCCAGATCATCACGTAGCCGGTGTAGCCGAAGACGATCTCAGCATTGCGGGCCAGGCGGTCGATGGATGCGATGTCCATGTCGCGCTTGCGTTCGCGCTGCTGCTTCTTGACGTACCGGCCACGCGTCCGCTTCCGCTCCACGGGCGACACCTTGATGAGCCGCGGAACCGCGTCGTCGAGGATCATCCCCAGCACGGTCATCACGTTGGCCGCGCTGGCGGGGGAGGGCAGCTTCCGGTGGATGTGCTTGCGGAACGCCCGGTAGGTGATGACGTCGACCTCACTGACCGTCTTGCCAGCGAAGTACGGGCGGATATGACGGTTGATGATCGACTTGTAGCCCTTGCGGGTCGTGTAGGTGTGATCGGTCGAGGCGAACCAGTCGTCGATCCAGTCCGTCATCAGCGTGGCGCCGTCACGGTTGGAGATCCCTGTGCCGTGGCGCAGCTCGTACAGCTTGTCCTGCCCGTGCTGGAAGGCTTCTTCCTCGTCGGTGAAGCCGCCCTTGGACTCGAAGCGTTTCCGGCCGTCGTCGTAGTACTCGCCGGACCACCACTTCACGCGGCAGGTGCCCCCGCGCCATTCGGTGTAGATGTCCTGCGCGCGTCTGGCCATGTCGCCCCCTGCGGTGATCGGTGCGGCGCGGTAGTCCGGCAGGCACCCCTGCCGCCGGAACTCCGCGCCGTCATGATCTCAGCCTTCCCGCCCCAGAGGGCAGTTCGCGCATCGACCACATTCACCACCGAGATCCCGCACCAGGCTCCGCATCGCGGCCTGGGTTCGCGGCCGGTCGCGGATCTGACGCGGTACTACACAGACGATCCCTGCATCGGTACGGACCGCTGTCCCGTCGAACTTCGGCCCGTAGTCGACTATGAGCGCGTCTCTTTGCTGCATGGCTCCCCCTGTGTGTCGCCGGGAAGGGAAGCCTCCGAGGACGTATCCCGACTCTGCCACGTCCGGGCCGTTTTGGGACCAGATGGGACCGAGTGACGAGAGATGAGCTCGTAACGGAATCGTAAAACGCAAAGGGTTGTACGCCAATGGGGTGAACTTCGGTCAGATGAGCCCCCGCTCGCGCAGGTCCCGCACTACGCGTTCGCTCATCTCCCGGATCTCCTCGGCAGAGGTCCCCTTCGCCGTAGCGATCAGTGCCAGCTGCACTGTGTCGAGGGCGTTCTTGTCGATGACGTCCTGCGGCACGGGAGACGTCTGGACGTCGGGGGCGCCGGCTACGTCCCCGACAGGAGTGGGATCTCCGCCCTCAAGCACCGCGAGGCAGCTGCCCGGCGCCCACTGCAGCAGTCCGTCGATCTTTCGGTAGTTGGTGTCCCGGATGTCGAGCCCCTTCTCTACGCGCTGCCAGGTCCGGTTGGACAGCCCACCGGCTTTGGCGTTGGCGTCGTTCAGGGCAAGGCCGAGCTCGGCTCGGCGGCGTCTGGCGAGGGCCGCCAGCCTCTCGTAGTCGCGTTCGTCGGCGCGTGGCATGCGCTCATCTTGGCAGGACTGAAAGGGACCAGCCAGGACTGGGCGGCACTTAGGCCCAATCTCTACCCCTCATTTGCCCAGCTCAATGGGCATCTGTAGGCAGGGCATGACCACAGGCGCCGACAGATGCCTAGACAGTGTGGGCATCTATGGGTAAGTTCTCTGCATGGCACAAACCCCAACCACCTTCGAGGTGGACGGGACGGCTATCTGCACCAAACGCATGAACGCGG